ACATCGAGTGGGCTGTGCTGCGGACATCCGTGTTCCCGGAATGACGCCTGACCAAGTTGTACGTACAATAATTGCAGCCCAGCTACCGTTCGACCAGATCATCCGTGAGTTCGATGCTTGGACTCATATCAGCGTACCCAACTCCACGGTGTTAGCCCCTCGCAAACATGCACTTATCATTGACAAAACTGGTACAAGACTCTACGCATAGGTATAAAATGGACACGCAATTAATAATCAATGCAGCGCTAGGCTTAATAGCATTTTTAGGCGGCTATGTAGTAAATAGTATCACGCGATCTATGGATCGACTTGATAGAGACGTTCGAATAATGCAGAAAGAGCACGTGTCCAAAGATGATTACCGTCGTGACATTGATGAAATCAAAGCCATGTGTAAGCAAATTTTTGACAAACTTGACGCTAAGGCTGACAAATGACCACACCTGCATCAGTTTTAACGTACGACACGCTTACAAGTTTAGTGCAGCAGTACTTAGAGCGTAAAGATGCTGCAGTCATTGCGTTCATTCCTACTGCTATTATGCTGGCAGAGTTTGAAATTGCAGAAAACATTAAGACACTAGGCCAAATGCTTGTTGCAAATGGCAATATGTCAATAGGCAGCCCTGTTATTCAAAAACCTGCACGCTGGCGTAAAACTGTGTCAATGACTTTGACTACAGCAACTGGCGGTACGCAGCCTATATTGCTTAGAAAATTAGAGTACTTAAAGCAGTACTGGCCAAACGTGTCAACCACTGATACGCCACTGTTTTACGCTGATTACGACTATGATAATTGGTACGTTGCGCCAACGCCAAGCGCAGCATTTGCGTTTCAAACATTGTGCTACACAAGGCTGCAGCCTTTGGCGTCAGACAATCAAACAAACTGGCTTACACAAAACGCGCCTAACGTAATGCTGTTTGGCACTTTAAAACAGACTGCGCCTTTTTTAAAGGACGACGCAAGACTTGTGGTGTGGTCTCAATTGTTTGACACAGCTCTTGCAGCATTAAAAACTGAAGATCAGTTGCGCATTGGCGATCGACAAGCTGTTGTACAGGATTCGTAATCATGACGTCATACATTTCACCTTTTTCTGGCCAACAGGTTTACCCAACGGTTGTAAGCTACGAGGCACTAGCACTTAGTGCAAACCTTGAGCTTCAGTGGCCGGTAAATGGCAACACCAATACGCCGGTGTCAAGTATTATTGACGTCACCGCCACATCTAATGGAGGTACTGGATGGTTATTGGAAATGCCTCCTGCGCAGCAGGTATCACCCGGGCAGTCAGTTCTTATTCGCAATGTAGGCTCTTACCCTTTTACTGCTGCCAATAACTCCGGCGGCACCATTGTCACCATTGCGTCAGGCGTTGCGCAGTACATCTTTGTTACAGACAACACCACGACCAATGGCACTTGGGGCACGGTGGTGTTTGGTGCGGGCACATCGTCGGCAAATGCTTCTGCACTGGCTGGGTACGGCCTTGCGGCGTCCGGCCTAACCCTTAATCAGGTGTACCCTGTTATTAGCTACAACTCTACGTATACCCTTACGTCGGCCAACAGCGCCGATCTAAGCGTATGGACGGGTGGCGTGGGTACCCTAACGCTGCCTGCCGCAAGCGCAGTAGGCACAGGCTGGTTTATCACGATTCGCAATAGTGGCACGGGCATTTTGACCATTACGCCTGTAGGCGCTGATACTATTGACGGAAACTCAAGCCAGCAACTGCAGCTAACTGAGTCCATGACGTTGGTGTCCAATGGCACAAGTTGGAATACATTTGGGCTAGGCAGGTCTAATAGCTTTGCGTATACACTGTTGTCTGTCGTTGTTACAGGTGGGACGCTAACGCTTACGTCAACGCAAGCTGCAAACACATTGCAAGTGTATACAGGCACGCTTGCAAGCAATCAAATTGTGGTGGTGCCGTCAACCGTGCAGCTCTACACCTTCACCAACAACACCGCTGGCTCCTACACGTTCACGGTGAAGACCGCCATCGGCGGCGGGGCGACGGTGACGATAGCTCAGGGCGCATCGTTGGTGGTGATCTGCGACGGCACAAACGTCTACAACGCGGCCTCTGGCTCCAGCAGCTCTATCACATCCCTAACGGTTGGCAATGGCTCGCTTTCCGTACCGTCGATCAAGTTCTCAGGGGACGTGAACTCCGGCATATATTTACCGGCTACCGGGCAGGTCACCTTCGTGGTGGCCAACACGGCGGTGGGCTACTACAACTCCTCGGGCCTTACCATGGCGGGCACAGTCACCGCGCTGGGCGGCATCAGCGGGGGCACGTTTTAATGACTGCTGACGTAATATCATTACTTATACCGCCAGGCATTCAGCGCGATGGCACTGTGTTTGATTCGCCTATGTATGTTGATGGTGTATGGGTACGCTTTCAACGTAAGCGCCCGCGCAAAATAGGTGGCTACAATGCCATGTTTTTAAACGCAATAGAAATTAGCCGCGGCATGATTATGCAGTCCACGCAAGGGCTTAATTACGTGTATTCAGGTTCTGCAAGCTATGTACAGCAATGGTCAACTTCTAACACAGCAGGTATTGGCTTTGGCCCTACTAACGTTCTTACGTCTTCAACTGCAAACTTTACAGCAAGCGCAAATAATTTATGGCAATTTGATGTAGGTAACAACATTTCGGGCTCTGGCACGCAAATTGTTGCGCACCCAGGTCAAAATCTTTCTGCAATTGACAGCACTGTAAATACACCAGTTTTATCAGGCGCTTTCCCAGGCGGGTCGCTTACTAAAGTTGGTGTATTTACAGTTAGCGGTACTATTGGCGGCACCGGAAGCATAACATTTACCATAGCAGCTGCAAATTATTTAATTGATGTTGGGCAAACAGTTACAGGCGGAGGCCTTGCTGCGGGCACTACAGTTACATCATCTACTGTAAATGGCTCTGTGACAGTTGTAATATTGTCAGCTGCAGGCACTGCAGGCGCGCAGTCACTTACGTTTGACAATAACATTTCAGTGTCAGGCGGCGCTGTTATGCTGTACCCGTATTTATTTGTATACGGCAACGATGGGCTCGTGCAAAATTGCTCAGCAGGTGACTTTAATAACTGGGTTGCGCCTGACGCCAACGCTGTTAACATCTCAGCCACAAAAATAGTAAAAGGCTTAGCATTGCGAGGCGGCACAGCGTCGCCTTCAGGTTTATTTTGGTCACTTGACCAGCTAACACGCATTAGCTACGCGCCTACGCCTATTGGCACGTCCACGCAATACTGGCGCGCAGACATTATTTCGACGCAAACATCAATTCTTTCATCGCAATGCGTAATTGAGTACGACGGCTTAATATTTTGGATTGCTGTTGATAGATTTATGGTGTACAACGGCGTTGCGCAAGAGTTGCCTAATGGCACCAACATTAACTTTTTCTTTGACAACTTAAACTACTCACAGCGTCAAAAAGTTTGGGCTGCAAAAGTTCCACGCTGGGGCGAGATCTGGTGGTTTTATCCGGCTGGGTCAGCAACTGAATGCAACAACGCAATAATTTACAATGTGCGAGAGCAAGTTTGGTATGACGCAGGCTTTGCGGTAGGCGCTAAACGCTCAGCAGGAGTATTTTCTGAAGTGTTTAGATACCCCGTATGGGCTGATAACGTTGCAAACACTGATGGTACGTTTACATTGTGGCAACATGAGTTTGGTAAAGACCGCCAATACTTAACATCAGTAACTGCGTTGCAAAGCTACTATGAAACAAACTGCATCGGGTGGGTGACAGGCGGGCCAGGGCAAAATGCTATACAAGGCGCAAATCGATGGATGCGCTTAGAGCGTGTGGAGCCAGACTTTGTGCAAACTGGTACTATGAGCGTAACTGTTATTGGGGCTGGGTATGCTGATGAGCCAGACTCATACTCTGACCCGTACTATTTTGAGCCATCAACGTATAAAATTGATATGCGTGAGCAGCGCCGTGAAATGCGATTGCGCTTTGAGTCAAACACTTATAATGGCGACTATGAAACTGGTAAAGTACTGCTTAGTGTCAGTGTTGGCGATGAACGTAGTACGGGCAACCCATAATGATAGTTTACGACCCGCGTGGCATGTCATGGGACCAGTGGTGCGCACTAATGATTGAACTCTTTGCAGCTCAGCAGTTAAGCAAGTACCCAGAAGATAGATGGCAAGAATGGGCCACCGTGTTGCAAGGCGTAGGATACTTTAACAACTCTGCTGTACCCGGATCACAAGGCTTTTCTGACTGGCAAAGTTGGGCAAGCGCAGTGGTAGGCAGCATGTCAATACGGTAGGAAATAGATATG